TTTTAATACGAGTACCACAACTACTTTTGAAACTAGTAGGTCAACCACGATTAGTACGTCTAGAAATACTACTACGACTTTTAATACAACTAAGTCTACTACTACTACGTTTAATACTAGCAAGAGTACGACAACTGTGTTTAATACATCAACAACAACTACGTTTGAAACTAGTAGATCAACTACAGTTAGTACTAGTAGAAATACAACCACAACTTTTAATACAACTAAATCTACTACTACGAATTATAATACTAGTACTAATACTACGACTACGTTTAACACTAGTACTACCACCACTTTTAACACAAGTAGAAGCACAACTATAAGTACATCTAGGAATACTACAACGACGTTTAATACTACTAGAACCACACAGACAACTTTTAGTACAAGTAAGAGTACAACAACAATTTTTGAGACAACAAAGAGTACTACTACAATATTTAACACTACGACTGTGTTTAATACTAGTACTACCACTACGTTTCAAACTAATACAAACTGGTACGATGGTGATCCTAGTAATTTTGGTCAATTAGGTGACGTGTCATTTGAAAGGTAGAAAAGCGCAAAAACGTGTAACTATTATAATACTAATAAATTAAATTTAATTATATGGAAATGTTTAACAGACGTGAGTTGGACAAAAGAATTGGCCATCTCAAAAAAAATAAAAAACTTGAAAGTTTAGAACAAGTAGAAGGATACTTTATAAGAAAGTGTACTGAGGCTGGTATTGAGTTTAGCTATGATGTTATGGCTGATGAAATGCCTTATTTTAAAACTTTAGCATACACTGAGTTTGCTACTAGTTTTTATATGCAACCTTTAAACACGAAGCTTAGGTACGCTCAAATGATTGATGCTTACGCTGACGACTGCGAAGTTGTTGATTACTCATCTTATTTAATTGAAAATATTATGAGTAAAAATGCTAACAAGTATCAAGATAGAAACTCTAAATTTGATCAATATGAGCCGAAAGATAATATTGTTATATTACCTGGCTCAAATAAAGTAAAATCCAATATTTGTTTAAACAGATTAAAGTTTTTAGCAAATAAACATGGTAATAACATGTATTTTAAGCCACATCCTATAACAACGCATCAAATTATTGGTGAGTTAAAAGATTTTTTTGGCGATAGTAATATATTACCAAGGGATATAGATATGTATTATTATCTGCAAAAAGCAAATAACGTATACACAACACATATTAGTGAAAGTATGATATACGCGGCTGTTTTAGGTAAAAAAATAGAACCTATTGATGTTTGGAATAATATACAAATGGGATCTTTTTACTGTATTAACAATCATTTGCTTGATAATCAGCATGATATTAAGAATTATATCAATAAATGTTTTTCAAGCCCAAAGTCTGGTATTATAAACCCAGCTGTAGACAAAAATTGGAAAGAAAAAATAGATAAATACTTGCAATACATACTTAAAAAACGAGAAATGTACAAAGACTGGTTTATAGCTGAACCAAAAAAGAAGTAAAAAACGTGACAATTGCGTGATAATATAAAAGAAAACTAAAATTTAATAAAATGGCAAAAAAAATAGCAAAAAAAGAATTAGCTGAATTACAAGAAAATATAAAAAATCTAAACAGCGTTCAAATAAGAATTGGTGAGCTTGAACTAGGTAAATTAAACTTAGCAGCTCAATTTAATCAACTAAATAGTAACATGAAACAATTTCAGGCTAAACTTGAAGAAAAGTATGGGTCTGTAAATATTAATGTTAATACAGGAGAAATAAAAGATGAAACTAATAAGAAAAATTAGCATAGGTAGAGATTACAAGAACGATGCAATGCATTATTCAGTTGGTCAAGAAGTTTATGGTAATCATATTATATGTGACATCATAGAATCTAAAGACAAGTTTAGTGTTTTAATTGAAAAAAACAACGAGGTTTTACCTTGGAAAGATTTTAATAAAAACATGGCTGTATCAGTTGAATATAATCTTGAGTATTAATGAAAGGAACGTTTTATTTTTTAATAAAACCTAAAACGCAACGATACAATAATACTAAAAAAATTGGTGATAAAGAACTTATTTTAAACTCTGAAATTTACAACCATCAATATGTTAGCCGTGAGGCTGTTGTTGTAGGTTTACCTTCAGAGTTTAACTCACCGATTGAAGAAGATGACGAGGTAATCGTACATCATAATGTATTTAGAAGATGGCATGATGCAAGAGGTAAAGAGCGTAATTCAGGTAGTTATATAAAAGAAGATTTATACAGAGTTAGTGTAGATCAGATATTTGCTTATAAAAAAATAGTAGAGTGGAAAGCTTTACCAGGTTATTCATTTATAAAGCCTATACAAAAGCAAGACGGATCTGAAGCTGATCAAATAGGTATTGTAAAATATTCCGATGGTAGTTTTAAAAAAGGCGAACTAGTAGGTTATAATAAAGCAGCTGAGTATGAGTTTATCATAGGCGCTGAAAGATTATACAGAGTTCCAAACATTTTTATTGAAATTAAATATGAGTACAAAGGAAAAGAAAAAGAATATAATCCAAGCTGGTTACAGAGCGGTTGATGAGTTGGTTAAAGTTGCTAAAGAACCTATAGTAGAAACTGAAGATGACGTTTCTGCTGACAGGCTAAAAAATGCCGCTGCTACAAAAAAGCTAGCTATATTTGACGCTTTTGAAATACTTAATCGTATTGAGTCTGAGCAAGCAATGTTAGATGGTGTTGTAAAAGAAACTAAGCAAAAGTCTTTTGGTGGTTTTGGAGAAAGAAGATAAAAGTAATTTATAACCAAAGTTTATGTGAAATTGTTAAGCCAATAAAATTAAATACAATTAAAAGGCTTAATAAAAAAAAGGCTTGGAAATATGGCTATAATAAAGAACACGATGTTGTAGTTATTAGCAAAGATGGTACGATAGGTGATGTGTATAGCATACAGAATTTAAAAATAGCAATACCTAAACAGCCAAAGAAAATACACAAGTTTGAAAAAAACAAATGGCAAGTTACACCATATCCAAAAGAATTAAATCAAATAAAAACAATTTTTGACTGGAGAGATTACCCAGCTAATTTTAAAGAAAAATATATAGACTACATAGAAGATGAATTCAGAAAAAGAGAAAATGGTTTCTGGTTTTATAACAAGGGTTTTGCTACTTATATTAGCGGTACTCACTATATGTATCTTCAGTGGTCTAAAATAGATGTAGGTAAACCTGATTTTAGAGAAGCCAATAGATTATTTTATATATTTTGGGAAGCTTGTAAAGCTGATACTAGATGTTATGGTATGTGTTACCTCAAAAACAGGCGATCTGGTTTTTCATTTATGGCTTCAGGTGAAACAGTTAATTTAGCTACAATATCTAGTGATGCTAGATTTGGTATATTATCCAAGTCTGGTGCTGATGCTAAAAAAATGTTTACTGACAAGGTTGTACCTATATCAGTTAATTACCCTTTCTTTTTTAAACCGATCCAAGATGGTATGGATCGCCCAAAAACAGAGTTAGCTTATAGAGTACCAGCTTCAAAGCTTACAAGAAGAAAAATAACAAGCAATGATAAACCTGAAGAGCTAACAGGTCTTGATACAACAATAGACTGGAAAAACACAGGTGATAACAGTTATGATGGTGAAAAGCTTAAATTACTAGTACATGATGAATCTGGTAAGTGGGAAAGACCAGATAATATATTAAATAACTGGAGGGTAACAAAAACTACTTTACGATTAGGTAGTAGAATTATAGGAAAATGTATGATGGGATCAACGTGTAACGCGTTAGACAAGGGTGGTGATAATTTTAAAAAGTTATATTATAATTCAGATGTTACTAAACGAAACAGAAATGGTCAAACTAATTCGGGTTTGTACTCTTTTTTTATTCCAATGGAGTGGAACTATGAGGGTTTTATTGATGAATACGGGATACCTGTATTTGAAAATCCAAAAACAGAAGTATATGGTCCTCATAACGATGTTATTGATACTGGAGTTATTACGCACTGGCAAAACGAAGCAGATGGTTTAAAAAACGATCAAGACGCTTTAAATGAATATTATAGACAGTTTCCAAGAACTGAAGAACATGCTTTCAGAGATGAAACTAAAAATAGTTTATTTAATTTAGTAAGAATATACGAGCAAATTGATTATAACGAAATGCAGAGCAAACCTATAAAAGGTAGTTTTGTATGGGAAAATGGTATTAAAGATACTAATGTTAGATTTTATCCAGATGAAACTGGTAGATTTAACTTGTCATGGGTGCCACCAGTTAGTTTACAAAATAGATATTTTACTAAAAACGGTAAAAAATACCCTGGTAACGAACATATAGGAGCGTTTGGTTGTGATAGTTATGACATATCAGGTACTGTAGACAACAAAGGATCAAAGGGATCTTTGCACGGCTTGACCAAGTTTAGCATGGAAGATGCGCCTCCAAATGAGTTTTTTTTAGAATATATCGCAAGACCTAACACGGCTGAAATGTTTTTTGAAGATGTGTTAATGGCTTTAGTATTTTACGGTATGCCTTTATTATGTGAAAATAATAAACCTAGATTACTGTATTATTTAAAGAGAAGAGGTTATAGAGGTTATTCTATGAATAGACCTGATAAGCTTTGGAATAAATTATCTACAGCTGAAAAAGAAATAGGAGGTATACCAAACTCCAGTGAAGATATTAAACAAGCGCACGCTGCAGCAATTGAAAGCTACATACAGCAGTACGTAGGTTTAACGCAAGAAGGACAATATGGTAATATATCATTTAATACAACATTAAATGATTGGGCTAGATT